TATCGCCCTGTAGACCAACACTTCGGTTAATAAACTTCTGCTCCGTAGAGGAAAGATAATTAAGAAGTTCCTCGGTTGTTGGTGAGTTGTCTAATTTCCATAGGCCCGGAAGTTCCCGCATTACCATCGTAAAACTCCTATTAAAAATGGAATAAAAAAACCTTACCCCGAAAACGGAGTAAGGTTTAATTAAAGTAGAGAGAAATTTGCACTAGCCAATACCGATTCAAAATCGGGATCGGCTCGGGCGGGTGCACCAGCGACCCTACCCGGCCGACCCTCGGGTCCGCAAGGGGCAATTTGTTACGATTGACCTGGGCTTTTCGTCATCTTGCGAGGCTCACTGTTTATATCTATATAGGGAGAGAGCACGAGAGCACATGATTTTTTGCTGTGCTCTCGTGCTCTCCCCCTATAAGTTTGGTATAAATCCCAGGTGTTTTTTATTTAGCTAGAGGTTAATGCTATCTAATTGCTTGAGAGTCGCTGACCGTTTTGTCCATTAGCAGTAACGTTAGACCAGCGATATGTTTTAGTCATTGGAGTGTTTGGATCTGCAGGCTTATTAGTTATTTCCCATAGATTTCCGTTGTCATCAACTCCATAAATTAAGTTGTTGCCGTCCTTATCTAGCATACAAGTCAGTGGCACAAGGTCCTCGATTTCTGGGTGTGGTGGGGTGGGAGTTGGGGGTTTTGGAGTTGGAACAAGAATACGGTTAAGGATTGACTGCCGCATATCCTTCCGTACATCACATGGGCATGCTGTAGGGAATGAACCACCTGGACCGTTCTGTGATCCAGGTAAACGGTGGTATCCGAATCCCCGTTGTCCCTTAGCTTCACATAATTGGTTAGCCCAATTATGGGTTGTCATTCCCTCTGCGTAGAGTGTAGCTAGGGATACCTGCTGTGACTCGGTTAGTGGTTCGGCATTAGGAGCTGTAACACATCCCTCAGTCTCGACGCCAATATAATTAATATTCAAGTCCCGAGCATGCCAAGCTACGATAGAAGTATCTACGTACTGTTCAATAGTCCCGTCCTTAGCGACCCAAAAGTGAGCTGAGACTTTATTGACGGGATTATTGAAAAATGAGTAGAGTGAACCGTTAGCTACGGCATGGTGGAGTATTAGACCAAGATTGGTAGGCGACATAGGCCCACCGGTGTTAGTGGATATAGGTCGACGGGTGGCGCATTTAAACCACGCCATGACTATAATCCGTGGTCTATACGTGGGGCATATGGCGGTCGATCAGGTCTATCCTCTTCCGCCATATTCTGAATACGGTATTCCCTCGGATCCTCGGAATCTACCATACCGATTAACTCTTCCGGCTCGCATTCAAAGAATTGGGCGAGTGCGTCGAGATGATGCGGTGGTATCTTCTTTTGATTGAGGGAATATTCCGATATGCGGGAGGGATGTACCCCGGTTATGCCCGATATACGGTACTGAGGAATATTGCAGTTGAGTAGCTTGTAGCGGAGTTTAGTTATACGCATGGGCCAGTCCTCGTATGTAGTTGGGAGTAGAGTACCGAGGACGGCTAAATGTTAACGAGAGTTACTGTACCGATGGTGACAGTGGTGACAGTAACCTTGATCCACCAGTTCTTAGGAACGGGGATTGATAAGAGGATGTTGTTACCGATTGCGAGAGCTGCAGCGTTAGCAACAACGGTAGTAGTTGTGTTGAGCGGACCGATAGCAACAGTGTAAGAGCCTGCAGCACCGGCATTAATCTGGATCATATACGTAGCGTCAGAGCCAGTAAGGTTTTGAGCTGCAACACCGGAAGATAGAGCTGGTTGTGATACAGTAGGGTTAGAGGATGAAAGAGTCATAAACGATGCATTGCCGGAACCGTCGTCAATAATATTACGAATGACTCCGGCTGCAGTGATAGTTCCAAGAGACTGCCCGGCCTGCTCAACACCTAGACCGCAAATAGAAGCTACGCCTGTGCCATGCCCTGTGGGCTGCCCGTTCACATAATTCGGATACGTCTCTGCCATAGTAGTTATTCCTTTACTAGTGGATTTCTTATACCCTGAGCTGGGCTTTTCCTCTACAATGCGCTGTGCTGATTTCCGGGTACTAACCCCCTACCCCAACCATTTGCGGCGATCCTGGGCCATTCTGGGGGCCAATAAATATACGTGGTGCGGCCGAATTTTCCCCCCGGTGCCTTAGCGCCCGACGAGCTGCGTAGGAGCGAGTGTTACCGGAGGTGTTAGCTGTTCTGCAATAGGAGTTGGAGGGGCATAGGGAGTGGAGATAATTTGAGATGCAGGAACGGGGATACCGGTATATTGTGACCATTGATTAGCTGCAGCGATTATATCCTTGATCTGTCCTCGAGAAAAATACCAACCGTTATATGGGAACGGGCCTTGAAGACTAGCAAGTGGAGTCATATCATTGGTTTGGAATGCCGTTGTTACGAGTGATTTAAGTTCGTTAACTCGATCCATTTCCTGTTTGCCAATTATTTGTTTGATGTTAATGTGTTGCGGCATCCATGGGAAGTTAAGCGAGGTGAAGAGTTGTTGACGATAGGCTGCGGGGTCAAAGCGGGCTAGAGAGCGAGTGTAGTTAGAGAGTTTGAGGAAGTGGTCGAGAGCCCCGACTTCTGGAATATAGGATTCTAATAAGGAGAGTGGAGTTTTGTTGGAGGGCTGCTGGACCTGCATAGTGCCGTGGAATGAATCGTAGGTAAGGGTAGGGTAGAGTTCCGGCCCACCGGTAAGTGTGTTGATACCCATAGCGGAAAGAGTGCCGGTGAATACGGGGTTTAGTTGTGCCATGAAGCCAGCGAGTGTGAAGTAGTTGGCTACGTCACGAAGAGGATTCCACTGGCGGAAATCATAGCCGGTAACATTACCATTGATATCTGGATTGTTGAAGAAAAGCATGTGGAACATATATTGCGGTAGGCCGTTCTTGTCGTCCTCGTATGCCTGCTCTGCAAGGTTAGAGAGGAAGTTTGCACGGAGGGGATGGTCGGCTGGGAATTGGAATACGTAACGAAGTACGTGCTTAGTCCATCCGCCGAACGGCATAACGAAACGAATGATCGTACGTTCAAGAGGTGTGCGAGTAGAGTTGTCGGCTAGAATTTTATTAGCGAGCTTAACACCGGCATACTCTTCTGCAGTTAGACCGTAGTTCTTAGCATCGGCTAACTCTTGTGCATTTAAACCAACGTCACCATATTTCTCTAGGCGTCGAGATGCTTTGGCTTTTCCTTGGAGGTAGGCGAGGGATCGGTAGAAATCGGATAGACCTTCAAGAAAGTGGTGATATCCATGTAGCGTTTTCTCTGTTCCTTTGACCGCAGTATCCAGGTGCAGTCGCTTTGCGATTGCCTCATTCCATAGTCGTCCAAGGGTATTGCCAGCGAGGACGTTATGGAATTGATGGAACGAGGATGCCTCATAGAGTTTCTCCGATGCTTGTTGAGCTTCATATCCCGTAGTGCCATGAGCCATACCGAGCTTGTAGTCCTTATTACGAACCATATTAAATGCTTCTTGGGAGTAGCGGAAGATAGCAGGGTCGGTTACGCCAAGAAGGAAGAATGCACCGCCGAGTGCGATGTGTGCAAAGAATCGGGGGGAGAAGGTGAGAACTGCATTGCGGAATACACCTAGTCCTTTATCCCATGCCCGAGTAGCAGAGTTGTCTATAAAGTCATTCATCTTCTGCATGAGTTCAAGGTCCCTTTTATGAATCATCATAGGGACTTCTTTATCGGTTATAGAGATATGGCGGGAGTTAGGTGGTAGATGTTTGGTGTAATCGAATAACTGCCAGTCCTTGTACATAATAGTAAAATATTCTTTCCAGGACTTTGGCGCTTTATCCGGTGAAGTTTTCAGAAGGTTGAGCCATTCATCCTCAGCCTTCTTATGAAGCTGTGACTGTGGCTTTAGACGGTTCTTAACTCCCATCTCAAATGCCATATCAGATCGCTCATAGGAGATAACTTCCTGATACCGCTTGAGTAGACCGAAGAATGGATTTTGGATATAGTACGAGGCGTTAAGTGCCCGATCCATTGCCCCCGAGACTGATGGGATATGTGCTGCACCGACTCGTACGACGCCTGCATGTGACTCTTCACGAGCCTTTGGAACGAGAACTGGCTTAGCACCATCCGCTATCATCTTATCGTAGGTGCCAATTGCATCGTTCTTTATCTTATTGAATTCTCGAGCCGAGAAGAAAGGTTGTACACCCGTTGGATAGAGGTCACCATGTTGGAGTAGAGTGAGGATATCGTCGAGAGTATTACGATCGAGGGGAAGGAGCTTGTACTTCTCGGCGAGTTTACCAGTCATTATTTGAGTAATGATTTCCTCGTGTTTCGCTGCATCGATCTTATTCCACTGTGCGTCAATCTCGTTGGCCTTATTCTCTACACCATTGCGAGCCCTTGTGACAGATGCTTTGAGAGAGTTATTCCGATTGAGAAGCTTCTTCTTGTGGACTTCCTTAAGGGAGAATTGGTATTGGTCGAGGGTGTCCTTGAGCTGCTTGACTTGTGGAAGGTGAGCAATGTATTTGGAGCTAAGACGGGAGCGAATCTTACGGATGAGAATATTGGTCTGAGCTATTTCGGCTTCGGTAGTTGGAGTCTTAGATAGGTGCTGAACGAGGGAGGCGAGTGGACCTTCTAAGACACCACGGAATCGCTTAGCGGCTGCTCTAGCTGCTTCGGCTGACGTATCAGGTGTAGTACGGATAACGGTGCGTAGGTCCATGTTGGATAGGTTAGTACCCGCTGCATGGAAGAATTGTTGCGCTGTTAGAGGTTTGCCAGCGAAGTCGGCTTCCATGCCAACGGGTGCGTTAAATGCCGGACCTTGAATGATGTTAGAGTGTTTGAGGATGTATTGTTGTGAGGCGTCAGATTTCCGCATAGCATCCTCGTGCTTACGAACTTTGCTGTCGTAGTCACGAAGAAGTTTAGAGGCGGATGAATCGTTGGGGACTAAGGTACGCTGACCGGTTATGGGGTTGATTACTTCGGCAAGTAGGCCGGTATTAATCATCCGCTCATTAAGTGCATCCAGTTCGCCTCGGTATTTAATGTAGGCGTCCTTAATACCGTTAGATATATCGGGGTCATTGAGCACATCATGACCGGTTACAAGGTAGTTATTGAGCTTGGTTATGTCATCAGTAGTTAAATCGCCCTGTGCATCTACGAGGCGCTTAGCAACTGCATTGAGTTCTTCCTGGCCCATCTGGCGCTGGATATTTATTGGGCGGATTATTTGATTAACTCTATTGCCCCAATATCCATAGCGACCAAGATTCTTGTCGAGAAACTCATCGGCCTTTGGATTCATAGATATAAGACGTTGGCCTAGCTCACGGTAAGGATGCCGAGACATAATCATATCCCGAGCCGTGAGTGTTTTATCTTTGTCAGAGAGTGTTGGAACTGGCCGAACGGATAGAGCATCGTTGGAAAAGCCAGCGTCCTGTAGAGTTTGCTGTGTAGCTTGCCATTCTGCGTTAGCAGATATACGAGCACCAGTAGCAGCGTCGGCCGCAAATTGAGCTATACGAGTAGTACCAGCGAGGTCCATTAGAGAGAAGAGTGGATGCTGGTAGAAGTAGCCGAAATTACCCTTGGCAGCTTGCTCTATATCCGTTACACCAGGGATGAGTTGAGAAAGTTGGTTAGCAGATTGCTCTAGGCCCTTCCAACCCTTACCTTCCATACCTTGACGTACTCCTGTAACAGCCCCTTTAACATCACTAGCTAGGGCTTGTGGAATATGGAATATGCCGGTGAAGATAGAACGGGCATCGTTCATAGCGTTAACTGCTAGGTTGCTATGGCCTGCAGTGTCTGGTGTTTGAACTTTACCGGCGGCGACCGACTGCATAGCTGAGTATGCGTCGATGTTCGAGAGTGGCATAGAGCCAGCAAGTAGGCGGTTATAATCCTCTTGCGCTACGGCCTTAACTGCAGTTTGTGGGATGCCAGCCATACCCGCTAAGGCTTGGCGCTTTTGCCAATTAGTTTGCCATGTAGCGAAATTGGATGGGTTGATCGTGCTAGCCATTTAGATATCTCTTATCCGCCAGTAGTGCTTCCGCCAGATTGATCGGTAGAAGGAGCGTTAGCATCAGGTGTAGTAAGTCCTTGAATTGCAAACGCCTTTGCGTTAGCAGATTGCGGGTTCGGAACACCCATATTCATATTCTCTAGAATCTTCCAGAGTGTTTGAACTCCCTTATCGGATGCCGGGAATCCAGGTAGGTTGCCAGAGATAACGTGGTAGAGCATTGCAGTGGGTATGATGTTTAAGAGTTGTTGAATAGCCGAACCTTGGATGAAATTCTCTTCGGCCTTACGAGTATTAGGCATAAGACCTTGGAGAGATTGACCCGTTAGTTTCTGGAATCCACCAATAGCCCCTTTAATATTCCCCGGAATCCATGACTGAGTACCAGCAGAGCCGAGTGCTTGTGATGCAGAGTTAACTGCATCGGTGAGCATATTCCAATAAGGCTTCATAGCCTCATCGAGAATTTGCTGTGCTGGATTTTGAGCATTAGAAGTAACTTGATCGGTAGTTGCTTTAGGCTTCTTAGTTGTAGACTTAGCTTTGTCGGTAGCCTTAGCTGTATCCTCGGAAGTAACAGCCTGTCCATGAAGTAAGTAGGAGAGGGCTGCACCGGCTGGATCGGTTGCTGCAGCTATTGGAGAACTTTTCTCCTTACCAATATCCATTGGAGTTTTGGCATAGCCGGTGAATGGGGCTAAAACACCTGCGCCTGGTACGTCCTGCTGCCATAGACTTTCGCCCATATTCTTAGCAGCTTCACCAATATCCCCGATATGAGAAGCAACACCCTTATAGATATCTTTATTTATATCTACAGTAGATTTACCGGCCTGTTCAGCTGCGCCGAATAAACCTTTAGCGATATTAAAGAGCCCAGGAGTAGCCATTATATAGCCCCTTATTGGGTATTATTGATTGAGCAATCCGCCTAGACCGGAAACGGTGGCGATCTGACCGAATATTCCTTCGATACCGGAAACTAGACCCTCGGCTGATTGTGCAATTCCACCTGCTAGAGATGCAGTGTCGAGTGTGCCTTGTAGACCAAGCTGTGCTAGAGCTGAATTGAGTTGAGATGAAGCTTGCTCTTTGGAGATGTTGTTGGCCTTGGCAATATTAGAGAGGGTAGTTTGCTGCTTAGCTATGTCGGCCTGAGAGTATTTGTACTGAGAGAGTTCTGCCTTCTGACCAAGAGCGGCTTGCTGTTGCTGTAATCCTAGCTGACTTTGCCCGTATTGGTATGCGGATTGGGCTGACTGTTCTTGTAGACCAAGAGATTTCTGTTGGAGTCCAAGTTGGGACTGACCATACTCATAGGCTGATTGCTGTGATTGTTCGGTGATGCCGAGTGACTGTAGAGCCTGATTATAGGATTGGGTAGTGGAGGCGAATTGGTTAGCAAGCTGAGCCCCTTGAAACCAGTTCTGTTCGGCGATATTGGCTTTGGTGTTTTGATAGCCAGCGGTGTTAAGGGAGCCAGATGCAACGGCAGAAGATTGTGCACCGAGATATTGTTGACCGGTTTGGTAGGCGAGATTAGCCTGCTGCTCCTGCATGGACTGACCGGCGAGATTATATTGTGCGGTTAGTCCGGATTCTGTAAGTGCATTCTGTTGCTGTTGGTAACCGTACTGTGCTGTATTCTGGCCTAGCTGTGCGGCGAGAGATTGTTCCTGTAGACCAAATTGCCCCTGCTGGAATCCATATTGAGCGGTGTTCTGTGCGAGTTGATTGGATAGAGACTGCTGCCCGAGGTTATAGCCCTGTACTTCATAGCCTTGTTGAGTCTGTGCCTGAGCTTTAGATGCTGCAAGCTGCTGTTCCTGAATTCCAATATTCTGGCCTGATATACCAAGCTGCTGCCGTTGTAGAGCTGTGGATGCTTCTTGTGATGCTGCAGACTGACCTTGCTGAGCCTGCAGAATACTTAATGCACCCTCTTGCTGCTTAAGATTAGCTGCAGCTAATTGAGCGGATGGTTGTGCTTGAAGAGCTAATTGCTTTGCAATCTGTTGTAGAGCGGTGGGGGATAAATTCTGTCCACCGCCTGTAGCCGTTGCATTAGCCGGTGTTGGGGTTGCGGTTCCACCAGTAGCAGCAACCATATCAGTCATAACCCCCTATACCTGAATACCAGGCGTAGGGAGTAAAGCCAGTAGTAATGCGACCAGGAGCCGTAGTGTTAGTACGAGAACGTTGGATGTAATCATCGAGCTTTTGTTCATAGAGGGTCTTTGCATCTGACCAACGGGGATCGGCCCGAGAGCGGAGAGCCATGAATTCGGAGTAGTCACGGATTAAATCTTCCCATCCCATAGGAATATCGAGTACGTCAGAGAAACCTACAGAACGTGGAGAGCGGTAGTAGTAGCAGGTTATGGTGCCAGCTTGCCCTGGAACGGGGTAAAGGCGGATTAGGACTTTAGGGGGTTGTTGCCATGAGGTCCATACGTTAGGCCATGCTGAACGGTTATATTGATTGATGCCCCAGATAGAGTCCATCTCTACTAGACCGACATATTCTAGGGGCCATATCTGTTGAGATTGGGACTGGAAGAATTCTAGTTTGTAGACTCGTAGACAATCGACGGGTGCCATATAATCCCGCACCTGATTATAGATAGGGATTTGATTGAGCTGTTGGAGTACCTCGGCCCGCCGAGCTATATCAGCCTGTGCTTCATTGACGTATGAGATAAGCTGGGTTTGGGAGTAGAGCTGATTGTTAGGGTCATCTAATGCATAACCAATTTGAGTTAGCATGGTAGAGACTGAGATAGTCATGGGTTAGATTTCTCCGAGATAACGAAGTGAGAAACAAGTTTCACTACCGGATGCACTTCCTCCTACCGACTCAGCAACAGATGCTGCATTATTATGGAATACAGCACAAGTGATAACAGCACCTGCTTGAAGATTAAAG